GGATTAACGCCTAATGATCTAGTAGGAATAGGTAATGTAGGCACAGTAACAGTATCAACAACATAAGGAGAAGTATATGGGATTCAGATCAGCAGCAGATGGTATTACTAAACAAGGTAAAACTAAAGGTCGTAACTTAGGTGACGACGGCGCTAAAGTAGCTATTCAAAATGGTCCAAAAGAATCAGGTAGCAAAGGTGGTAAAACTAATGCTGACATGAAAAAAATGGGTCGTGGTATGGCTAAAGTTGCAGCACAAAAAAAGGGGTAATAAAATGGCTAAAAATGACTTTCCAAAACCAACACCAGCAGCACCTTATCCATTAGGTCACGCTAAAGAAAACAAAGACGCTAGTGATTACACTGGGTTTAAATATCCATCAGGTGGTACTGGTGATGATCTTAATGTTTATAAACAACCAATGCCTAATCCAAACGGTACAGACATTGGATTTTCTCAAGACCCTAACAAGTTAAAAGCTCAAGACCTTAATAAAGGTACTGGTAGACAACGTGTAAGTGCTGGAGATCCAGGTTCTAAAGTTATTAATAGACATGGTGAAAAAACTATGCGTGGTTATGGTGCAGCTACTAAAGGCATCAAAACAAGAGGTCCGATGGCTTAATGAATTACGCGCAGTTAGTTGCAGAAATACAAAGCTACACCGAGAATATATTTCAGACAACGGATATAAACACGTTTATAACTCAAGCTGAACAACGTATATATAACTCGGTGCAACTTCCTGCGCTTCGAAAGAATGTAACAGGTAGTATGACTACAGGCAATAAATATTTAGCGATGCCTAGTAATTGGCTTGCTACGTTTAGCTTGGCAGTGATTAATGCAAATAATGAGTATTTATATTTACTTAATAAAGATGTAAATTTTATTAGACAGTCATTTCCAGATACAGATTCAGAGTATTATGGTGTGCCTCAATATTATGCAGTATTTGATCAAAATACATTTATATTAGGACCAACACCTGATGCTAGTTATAGTTCAGAACTACATTATTTTTATTATCCAGAGTCTATTACGACTGCAGGTACATCTTGGTTAGGTGATAACTTTAGTTCTACTTTATTATATGGCTCATTATTAGAAGCATATACTTATATGAAGGGCGAACAAGACATTATTAATCAATACCAAAAACGATATGATGAAGCTATGATTCTATTGAAACAACTTGCTGATGGTAAAGATAGACAAGACGCTTATCGTTCAGGACAAGTAAGGTACCCAGTTCAATGATTTTAGGACAAGCACTGACCACAACCTTTAAGGTAAACTTATTAAAAGGTTTAGAGAATTTTTACACGGGGTCACCTTATACATATAAAATAGCCTTGTATAATGCGGTAGCTACTTTAAATAGCGAAACAACTGCATATACAACGCAAGACGAAATTACAGGTACTGGCTACACAGCTGGGGGTAAAGTTTTAGCTCCTACAGTTGGTAGTGATCCTAGTAATAACACGGCTTATGTTACGTTTGCTAATGTAACTTGGAGCCCTGCAAACTTTGCTGCATCAGGCGCTTTGATATATAATGCAACTACAAATGCATCAGTCGCGGTACTAAATTTTGGTGGAGAGAAAATAGCCACTACAACATTTACAATAGAATTTCCTGCAGCAACTTCAACCACTGCTGTATTAAGAATTAACTAAAGGAGTAATTATGAGTAACATAGACAAATTTGGAATGGGCGACTCAGTTGATGCGTCTGTAACAAGAAATGCTGGATCAGGCGAAGAGTTTGGTCTAAACGGCGTCTATACATTTACATGCTACGATCAAGACGGCAATGTTAAATGGGAAGACGGATTTGAAAACTTAACAACAAACGTAGGTCGTCAAAACTTACTAAATTCTTATTTTGCTAACACAGGCGGTGGCGCAGTTGTTATGGGTCTTATGACTAATAATGCTGTACCAGCTTCTATCCCAGCTTATACAGACACACAAGCATCACACGCTGGTTGGTTTGAAGCAGGAGCTACTAATGCACCTACATATTCTGGTACTAGAGCAACACCATCATTTAGCACTGCTACTAATGCTAACCCATCAGTACTTTCTACATCAGCAGCGGTAGTATTCTCAATGACTGGTTCTGGTACTGTAACAGGTGCATTTATTAATATTGGTGGTTCATCAACAATTGATAACACAACTGGTACTTTGTTCTCTGCAGGTAACTTTACAGCTGGTTCTAAAACTGTAACATCAGGCGACACAATTAACGTAACATATACTTTATCAGCTTCGGGCTAAGGAGTCCTAAATGGCTCTAGTGGTCTATGATCGAGTCCAGGAAACGACGACTACATCAGGTACAGGTTCTGTAACCTTACTTGGTGCAGTCAGCGGATTCCAATCGTTTGCTGTTGTTGGAAATAGCAATACTACCTATTACACTATTACAGATGGCGCTCAATGGGAAGTAGGTATTGGCACATATTCAACATCTGGCCCTACATTAGCACGTACTACAGTATTATCTAATTCAAATGGTAATACATCGCCTATTACTTTATCAGGTGGCATAGCACAAGTCTTTGTAACCTATACTGCTGAAAAGTCAGTCAATCTAGATGCTTCTGGTAATGTTACTCCTTTAGGTACCATTGCGTCTGGCACTTGGCAAGGAACTACGGTTGGTGTTTCTTATGGCGGTACAGGGGTTACAGCTTCTTCTGGTGTTAATAGTGTCATGCTACGTGACTCTAATGCTAATACACAAATTAATAATATTATTCAGGGTTGGACTTCTACTGTTTCTGCAGGCGGAACTACAACATTAACTGTAGCTTCATCGTATTGGCAAAGACTTACAGGATCTACAACTCAAACATTTCAACTACCTGATGCTACTACATTAGTTGCGGGCACATCTTATTTATTTGATAATGACTCTAGTGGTACTTTAACCATCACTAATAATGGTGGATCAACTGTTGATGTTGTAGCTGCTGGCGGATATGCCACTGTATTCCTAGAATCTAATAGTACTTCTAATGGTACATGGGGTAGATTTGGTATGCTACCTACTGAAGTTAACTGGGGTACTTTATCAGCTGATTTAGGCGGGTCTACAATATCAAATGCGGTATGGCAAGGTACAACAATTGGTACAGGTTATGGTGGTACAGGTCTTACTACATTTACTTCTGGTGGTGCATTATATGCAACATCAACATCATCATTAACTAGTGGCACACTTCCTGTTGCATCAGGCGGTACATCAGCTACTACGTTTACAGCTAACGGTATTTTATATGGTAACGGCACATCTGCATTAGGCGTAACATCTGCAGGTACTACAGGACAAGTTCTTTTAGCTAATACAAGTGGCGCTCCTACATGGGGATCAGTACCTTCTTCAGGTGCAGTTACAACATTCCAAACATCGTTAAATGGACTAACACCAAGTACAGCTACAGCAGGCGCTGTAACATTAGCAGGAACTTTAGGTCCTACATCAGGTGGTACAGGACTATCTGCTTATACTACCGGTGATATTATTTATGCCTCAGCTACAAACACATTAGCTGCATTAGCAGATGTAGCAACAGGTAATGCTTTAATTTCAGGTGGTGTTACTACAGCACCTTCATGGGGTAAGATTGGTTTAACTACACATGTATCAGGTACACTTCCAGTAGCTAATGGTGGTACAGGTTCTACATCATTTACTGCATATGGTGTTTTAACTGGCGGTACAACTTCTACAGGCGCTGTTCAATCAGTAGCTGCGATAGGCACAAATGGTCAAGTATTAACATCTAATGGTGCAGGTGCATTACCTACATTCCAAACAGTAAGTGCCGGTCTCACTGTAACTAATGATACAACTACTGCTACAGCGTTATACCCAACATTCACAAGTGCAACATCAGGGTCTATATCAGGTATTAATGTTACAAGTACCAAACTTACGTTTGTGCCAACTACTGGTTCTTTAACAGCGCCACAAACTGTGGCATCAAATGGTTTAGTTGTAAATAGTAATACAGTAAGCGCAAGTTATAGTATTCCAAGTGGATCAAGCGCTACAAGTACAGGTCCTATGACTATAAGTAGTGGAGTTGCTGTGACTGTACCTACTGGATCTAGGTGGGTAGTGTTATAACATGTTTGGGCTATCGACCTTTGCCCAAGCTCCGTTTGCTTCATTAGGTGGTACAAAATATGATGTAGCTACGGATGAGAGCTTTAGTTTAAGTGATGTTTATGCTATATCAAAAGTAGATTATGCTGGACTAGTTAATGATTCTATAGCTTTAACAGATGATGTACCAAATCAGTTTAATTATTTTTTAACTAATGCTGAAACATTTAATTTAGATGCAGAAGGCACTGCAGCTTGGGATACATATGCTGCTAA